GATTTACTGCAAACGGCGACGCGCAACTGCAAGAACAGCTTTTGCGGTGCATTACAACAAACAACACAGCCACATTGTTAGTCAGCGATGGTCTAACTGCAGGCACATCTATTGCAGTTGCAAATGATACAACAATTGGGTTTGATATACTTGTGGTAGCAAGACGAACAGATGCAGATAACGAATCTTCATCTTGGAGGATTACTGGCTGCATTGACAACAACGCAGGTAATACGGCATTTGTAGGAACACCAACGGTTACGGCTCAAGGCGATGATAGTGCTGGTGCATGGACTATTGCAGTGCAAGCAAATAACACAGATGACCGGCTAGAAATTGTTGGAACTGGAGAAAATAGTAAGACTATAAGATGGCTTGCACACGCTCGTTGCGTAAAAATAACTGGATAACAAACGAAAGGACAAAACTATGCCAATCATTGCACCAATCACACCGAAGCAGTTATATGCGGAAGCCGTATATATAGCTATTGATAACGTAATTTTTCGTTTCGGCGAGGGAGACCAATACGCATTCTGCGGTGTTGCTTACATCGATGCTAACGGCAACGGTATTTCAGGTGTGCAGGTAAACTTTACAGCCGACGAACTCGCAACGTGGGGATCCGATGACGAAGTTCTTGCGGAACTGGTAAAGTCTAAACTTGGGCTGTAAACCATGACCATCGAAATGCTTTTTGGTATTATCATGTCTACCATGCTGGCCATCATCGGCTTCTGGGTGAAGACGCTGGTAAATGACTTCAAGCAGACACGCGATAACGTCATCGCCATGCACGAAGTGATGAGCAATACAACCAACGAAATTATTGCTCTCAAAAAATCAGATGAGCTAATCACACAGCGCATCGTTGAGATTATCGAGCGGCTCGTAAGATTAGAAGAGCGCACAGGCAACACAGACCCGAAACCACGTAAGGCGTACAAGCGTGCTGTCAGATGACCCAATCATATCGAAGGTTGTACTGCGTTATAAGTTTTGGCCCAAACGTCAGGACTACGTTCCGCCAATTGAGCGCGTGCCGCTTGCAGACAAATTGCAGCCGCATGTTCCACGTGAAACAAAGAAGCTGAATCTACTGCATTACGTCAGGATGATACCACACTTTTACACAATTATAAAAGGCGTTGCGATGAGCAACTGGAAAACCACAATTGCCGGCGTTATCAAGCTGGTATTTTTTGCGCTTGGCGCGTTTGGCATTAGCGCAGGAAATGTTACGGAAGGGCTTGTACTTGCCGCTTGCTATGCGCTTGTCGATGTTGTTCAGGCATACTTCACAGCAGATAAGGAAACAAAGTAATGATTGATTTCAGCAAGATTAAAAACAAGGCAATCGTGACAATCAATCACGGTGCAAAAGACATTGACGTAGAAGTAGTAAACGATACTCCGAGCGCATGTGTAGTCAAGCTGCCAGACGGCTCGATTATGACAGTAGGCAAGATGCACGTGAAGGCAATCAAGCCAGAGACTCCCGTACCATCTGCAATCAAGGAATAAGCAATGCCCCTAGTATCGCGCGCAGTAATCAAGCAGGACTGGCTAAACATCGCAGCAATCGACACAAGCCGCGACGGTCTTATAGATCGTTTGATCGGCTATGTAGATAATGAGATTAAAGACATCTGCAATCAGCCCATCATTCAGGAAAGCGTAACAGCTTACTACGAAGGCACGCGCGATACGTTGCTGTTAACAGGTTATACCGTGCCCGTAACGTTGAGCACGCTTAAGTACAGAGATAGTTACGGTGATACCTTCAAGTCCGTTACGGGCACTACTAATCTTGTGGACATACGCGGCGTTAAATATCTCTACCTTGAAGATGGTTTCATCAACAAGCAGTACGAAGCGGTGATGAGCGTAGGATATACAACCATCCCTAGCGTGATAGAGATATGCGCTGCGGAGATGGTAACCGAGCTGTATATGGAGACCCCATTTGCACCGCAGGCAAACCGATTCGGCGTAACAGCTATCACGGAAAGCGAAGCTGGTATGAGCATCTCAAAGACCTTGCAGGCAATGCGTACGCGCGTTAAGCCACGGCTCGCACCATATACTCGCGTAACAATATGAGCGATCTCTCACAAAGATTAGCGCGGCTTGAGCGTGGCATATTGGCAGCGGTAAAGGATGTTGTACAGAACATTCCAGAAGACTTGCAAGTATACACGGAAGACTACCTGAATCCAAACGAAGCAGGGCAGAAAACATCAAAGAGCGGGCAGCGTTACTATCCACGACCAAACACAGGCACGAAGCTACGTACGCTATACGGCAACATATCGCGGTCGCTTGGTCAAGGCGGTAAAGGCAACATCTCAAACGTAGAATTTCGCAATGGCAAGTTTGAAGTTGAGTACGGTTACGATCCGCGCACACCTGTGAAGTCTGGCAAGATCAATCAGACGCTTATGTATGCGCTGTACAATGAGAAAGGCACATCACGCGCAAAGGCAAGACCGTTTCTAAAGCCGGGATTTGCTGCATACATGAGAGACGCTAACGGGTTCAAGGCATTGATACGCGAGCTTGAAACTACCATCGTAGATGAGTTCTTACAGGAGTTCGGATAATGGCTAGCAATTCGATGCAGTACATTGTGGACACAATCATCGATGCTCTCAACAGCGACGGCAATCTTACTCCGCGTCGTATTTGGAGGCCAGACGCGTATGAGTCAAATACTACTATCTGCTATCCATACATTAGCCAGATGCAATATGATACGGATGCAGAGACGGGCTTGAGCTTGGGGCTTGGTCGTGCATTGGTCGAGATCATGTGCAATGCCATGATAGAGGCAGACCCTAGTGAGCTAGGCATAGCCAACGAGCGGGCAGGCGATATTGCCAGCCGTATCAAGTACGCACTAGAGACGTACGATCTCGACGCAATAGGCAGCAATAACGATGGAAGATTTTACACGGCTATCACGTCAATGCATGTAGATGGCAACGTAGGCGAATTCAACACGGGCAGCAATAAAATCCAGATGGGCGTTGCTGCTACTGTCACTTTTGTTATACGACCGGTCTAGGACACATGGACACACAGGACACACAATTAGATACCTTCCCCGTCAGCTTCTGCGTTATCGCATCGCATGATGATATGCACAAGAGTATGCAGGGGATGCTCCGCTCACTACCAAAGAATGCGGAAGTTTGCATCCTGCTAAATAAGCAGGGGCGCGAGCATCACGTAAGTGACGTAACAGAGCATACCGACGAACACCATACAATCCGCTCGCGCGAGTGGACGTACGAAAAGAGAAAATTCAGCTTCGCACAAGCTCGCAATTTATGCGGTCAAATGGCTACGAAGGAATGGATATTCTGGATTGACTGCGACGAGTACCTTTGCGAGCAGCAGCACGAAGGCATAGCAGAGGCAACGCAACGGCACGGCGGCGGCGTAGGTGGTTTTATGGCAGGGCAAGCGTCGCTGTCATGCTATAAGAAGCTGATCGGCGAAGCAAACGAAAACGAATACTTTAACATCGGGCAATTGCGGATGTATCGCAACACTCCAGAGTTTTACTGGGAAGGTTACGCACATGAGCAGATTGCACACACTATCCGCGGTGCTGGATACAGCATCATAGATACAACTATCACAATCGCACACAATGGTTACAGCGGCGAAAGTGAAGTGCTCAAGAAGAAGTTAATACGCAACACTAATCTGATCGGCAGATGGTTAGCAGAGAACAACGAAGAGCACGGACTGCATACATTCTATCGCGATACATACGTGCGCGATTTAACAGCACTTATAAAAATGGAGAAATGAAATGGCACTATCTGGATTCGTGATCAATGGTGGTCGTAAGGCAGAGTTCTTTACGGTTACCGTTGGCACAACGCAGACAACCTTTGCATCGTCAACTCCTGTCTATACTTGTGATTCGCAGATCACGTCAGACGGGGCCAATGATGACAACGGTATTCGCACATGGACGCTCGATCAAGTACAAGCAGACAAGCTGTACTGGGACTTCGTCCAGACATACGCACCTGCTTCTACATCATCAGCTACAACGGAAGAACTGACGATGGAAGACGGCGAAATTGTAGCGGGCACATCAGCGGGCAGCACGACACTTGCTATGCTTGTACGTGGCGCAACGATCAAAGACGGCGCAGGCAACGGCAAGCGCCTTGCATGGGCTGGACTTGTTAAGGTTAGCAAGTCATCTGGCTCTGTAAACTTTGCTGGTACAGCTTACGTTAAGCCAACGCTAACGGCTATTGCAACAAGCATTACGACGAATCTTGTTGTACCGTCGGGTGCTCTTACTAGCTACGTCGGGCTTACATCTACATCAATCACAACGGTTACAATCTCGGCCTCTACACATCCGTACGGCAAGATGCTAGTTGAACTTGAGTAATCTAGCGTAGGAATACGCATATTGGGGGCTGGTGCTGGCGATCTGTGTCCCGTCAGTTATCAGCCCCCTATTTTTAAGGACACACAATGAAATTAAACGGCATAGAAATAGACCATCTACCGGTCACGCTCCGCAATCAACAGATTTGCAAGGACTGGTATCAAAGAATCAGCAATCACATACAGCAACGAAGCGTCGAGTATATGCTCCGCACGATTGCACGATTGCGGCACGGTAGCGAAGAGTTAGCCGAGCTAATCGACGAAGTGGGCATGGTCAACAACGTAACGCTTCAGGCGCGAATTGTGTCCCTAATAGAGGCACACAAAGCGCAGCACGAATACGAGAATGAGCAGCGCAAAGCAGCAAAGCAAGCAGAGCTGGAATACGAGCCGATAACGGCAGAAGCGGCAAAGGCCATAGCAGAGCAGGAACTGAAAGACTCGCTAGTGGTACTGCTAAAAGATAGCCCCGAGATAGGGCGCCAGATGTACTTTAACTTGGACGCTTTCCCGCAGACGATGGAGTCTATGCTGATGGGCATTGACTGCATACGCGCTACGGTCGATTATAGCAAGCTATCAGAGCATGAATCGGATGCTATCAAGAGCGCAAACGATAGCGAATTCTGGCAGGACGTGACGGCCTCGGAGGTGGCTCAATACGTCGATCGATTTCGCAGCTCACACAAGCAATGAGTTGTACGAAGTTTGGCGTGTCACTATGTGGAAAATTCACGAAGTGAAGCTGTTAGACAAGTACGGATTCTCACAAGAGCATCCTAACTTTACAATGGACATAGACGATAACTATACCGACACGTTACCAGCGACCACATCATCTATGGCAATGGCTCTGCAATACGCTCCCGAATGGGGATTGAGTTACTACGAAGTAATGGATATGGCGTATGCGGAATTCTACAAGCTGGTAAACATCCAAAAAGCAATTAACTATAAGAAGCCGTGGTGGACTGGAGATGTAGGCGAGCAAGCATACATGTACGAGAAAGCCAGCGGCAAGCGTCTCAACAAACCTCGAAGGACACACAATGAATTTTGAACCTATCCCGCTATCAGTAGCGAACGCGAAGCTCTTGCAGGAATGGCAAGGCAAGATTAGCGCATACATCGAAGAGCACGGCAAAGACCGCATCATGTCGGGCGTGTCGAAGATGTACGCAGAAGATGCAGAGTTTGCCGCACTTGTAGATAAAGCGATCAGTAACGGCGGAACTTTTACCGAGCTAGACTTGACCGAATGGGCAAAAAGCAATATGATAAAGGCAGCCGCGCTGCATCGCCAAATGCAGGAGCTTCCGCACACAATGAGCGCGCTAATGCTCGGTATTGATTGCATCAAAGCGACGGCAGACAAGAGCAGGCTATCGGAACAGGACGCAGCACAGTTTGACGATGAAGGATTCTGGCATCACGTAACAATCACGGATGTGCAGAAGTATTGCAATACCCTACTTGAAATGAAGTAATGGCAGAAAAAGCTACCGTCCAGTTAACCGTAGATACTAAAGATTTTCTCAAGAATCTTACTAAAGCAATAGATACGATTGGCGTAGCTAGTGAAGAAGTACGCGATCTATCTAAAGACTTCACATCGGCTTTTACTGTTAGCGATGGGAAAGTAAAGCAGCTTAAGAACAGCATTGCTGCAATGATAGCAGCGGGCAACAATAGCGGCGATGCTTTCGATGGGTTGGTAGCGGAGCTTAAAGCAGCGCAGGCGCAAAGTGATAATCTCAAGAATGCGCTCAAAGAAGTAGATAAACTTGTAGTCAGTCCAGAGATTGACGATAAGGGTATTAAGT